ACTACAGCACGGTCTCTAGCACTAACAACCTTACTTTCAATCAAACTTTGTTTCTTTGGTTTGATTTCTACCATTTCAGCAATTTGCTTGCCAAACTTGTTTTGATAGATTACAATAAAGTCAGGGATATAATTTGACATTTTTCCTGTCAATGGATTGCGATATGGGACTGATACTGATTCACTGGCCCACTGTAACACACTGTCATTTTTATCACAGAATTGCATGAATGTAAATTCCCAACCGCTGCGATACTTAGGCTTGTTCTTGCCTATATACTTTTGAGGATTAGTGGGTGTAAATTGACCCTGTGCATACTTGGCCATTATAAAACTATGTTGCGTTGAACGTTTTTATTTGGCTGTGGTATGGTGCTTACTCCATACAAACTAGTTTTACTTTTTAAACTATTGAGATAGAATGCGAGTAAGGTATTAACTTCTAACTTAGTTTTGCCTACCAAATAATTTAAGATATCAATTGGGTTTTCACCTGAGAATGTTGCGATACGAAATATTAACAGTGTGAAATTGTCTGCTGTATCCCCGTGCCCAGTCATTTCGTAAAAGAATGAATGTACAATATCATATTTGTTTGCATCTACAACCAAATCAAAGTTGTAGAAATTATCGAGCAAACGAACAGTAGAATCTAGTTGTGTTCTTGGAGCGTCAATGATGTTAGCCATATGTTACCTTTACAGCTATTTATTATCTATTTGTTGCATTGCTAATAGCGTCAGTTACTGGTTTAGCAGCGGCATTGACATTTCCAACAGTGTTTTTAACAATTGACGCATCCGCTGTTGGGAACTGGAATATATTGTTTCTATTAGAATTTTCAGCTAAGTTACCCGTGACAATACTTGAAGCGATCCCCAATGCTTCGCCTTTAGCAATGTTTAGGATGTTCTGAGGATTCTTAAACGTATTTACTGCAAGACCGGTTTTCTGTATTGCTCCTATAATGTTACCATTAGAAATATCTTCCATGATACCACCGGCAGCAGATACCAAACCACCTTGACCCAAGATAGTTGCATTAGAACCTGGACGAGCGATTGGACTTAATGTAGTGTCGTAATGTGCGTCTTCACCGAATCCCGGTACCCATTTGCTTGGGTTTCTGCCATCAACTGCACCTTCGTAATACTTGACAGTTTCGTAGTTCAATGTCATAGTATTTTCCATGATGCCACCGCCCTCACTGTAATTGTAAGTATCATGTGTGAAACTTTCAATCATTGGATTAATGATTTGATACATTGAGAAGTTATGTTGATTAAAACCATAAATTTTAATAGAATTAAAAAATGGTATCTTGTTTGGAGTACCAGCTAATGATTCCCCTATATAACCCCAATCAGCATCACCTGTGATGTTTGAATTATATAAGTTACGAGAATTCAGATTATATTTTTGCTGCGATGTACTACCATAAGAGTTAGAAGTAGGTACATTACCTACTTGCGTTGGGTCTTTATAATAGTATGAGTAATAAGCAAACCACAATTTGCGTATAAAGTTTGCGTTGTCATCGTGAAACGTAATGTTGATAGGATCATATTTGATCTTAGTCTGAACAATACGTTTACGATTATATTGATTAAGTACCGCTAAATCGAATGTGTACTTTGGCAATTGAACTGTCTTTACAGCTAATCCAAAGTTCCCTTCAGAAGGGAAGTTAATTAACGCATTTTTAATGTCTTGGTTGATTTCAAAATAAACATGAAATAAAAACTTAAACTTAGGTGAGTAAGCATAGCTATTAGTCCTGAATGTTTTACTTGCGTGATGAAAGTCACGCAAGTATTCATTACCAAAAAATGCCTTGCCCGTATCAGTTAATAAGTTCTCAATGAATCCAGACATTAATAACTTTCTTAATTAAGAACCAATACCAGTTACTGATGCACCACCGAAAGCACGACCAATATTTGTACCAAGACCAGAACCAAGTGGAGATTGAACTGCGTTATCAAAACGAATACTCAATTGAATTGTAGCTGGGTCGCTTGTTTTATAATCCATGTTATTGTAGTTTGCAGTTTTGATGAAGCATCCATACAATTCCCATGTTTCTAACACGTTTGGTGTCAATGTACCGTTACCACCATCAAGTACTTCGTAGTTGATTTGGAACTTGTAATCTTGACCTGTAGCAGCACTGGCTTGTTCAACAAAGTCCATTTGTTTCTGTAATTGTTGACCAACTAGTTTAGATACGTTACCTTGAGCATCATCACGCAAGTTAATTTGCGTTTCTTGCCATGAATGTTTACCAGCAAGATATACTTTGCTGTTATAAACATCTAATGTAACTTCATCAAACTGAACTTGTGGGCGTTGAATGTCCATAACCTGTTTAGTCAATTCTGTTGTTGATCCACCTGTACCAAAGTTTAAGAACAATGCTCTGAAACGGAATTGTAACTTAGGCATCAATAGACCTTGGTTGTTGCTAGACGCATCTGATGCAACGGTCATATTGAACAGTGATTGTGAGGCTGTTGCCATATTTTATTCTCCTATAATATATTTATCTTAAGTAATCCCCCGTTTCCGAGGGACTGTTATTATGCAGTTGCTAATGCAGCAATTCCACCTGTATTCACAATTCTCACTGGAATATAGATAAACTCAGCAGCTTTCACTGGCTCAATCGCAACATCAATCCAAAGTTCATTTGCATCAATTCTTGCTGGTGTGTTGTTTGTTTCATCACAAACAACAATATAGTCATATAGACCACGTTTGCCAACTAAGTCAACAAACAATGATTGTACAACCCCTGCGATTTGACTACGAGTTAGTGCATCGTTTGGTTCAAATACGAACGGACGAGTTGCAGTTTGTAGTTTATAACGAATATAAGCTACTAAACGACCAACGTTTGTACGATCTAATGATGTGTTTGACTCATAACTAGACTTGTTACCGTAGTTCAACAATCCAACACCACTGAAGTATGCCAATGGGTTGATTTGGTTAGTGTACAACGCATCACGAACTGTTTGACGGTTCTTGATAGAGATGAACTCCCCTGTTGCAGCATCAATATATCCAATTGCTGTTGCATTAGTGATTGTACCACGGCGTGTGCCAGCAGCAGCCAACCAAGGATATGATACAGCATCATTCTGTAAGAATGTACGCAACATCATATGACTTGCTGGAACTACAACACTTGCACCGGTCAAGTCTGTTGTTAAACCACTTGGATAGAAGATACCCATATATTCGTCACGTGTAACTAAACCATCTTCGCCAGTTGAACCAACTGTCATAGCATTAGTTGCCCAATTTGTAATTGCTGTTTCATCATCAGCTAAACGCATTGGTGTATCACCTAAGATATAAGCTGTGTTGTTACGGTCATTATTCAATGTAACCATGTCTGGTTGCAATTCAGGATACCCTGGGCAAGCAATCAAGTTGAAGAATGTATCTTCTTCACGAATACTCATATTAGTACCAATCGCTGTTTTCAATGCTTCTACGACCATTACACGTTGTGCCTTACGACCCATGTATGCTGAACCGTCAGTTTTCAATCCACTTGCTGAAACCCATGTGTATGTGTATTGCGGTAGATTTCCAATCGTTGCCGGTGCACCTGAATTGAATGCTCCTGCACTTGTAAAGTTACCTGGTGTGAAATAGTTGGCAACAAATTTCTTAACATTATATCCTGAACGGCGTGTGTTAAACAACAACATACCTTGTGGATACAATGTAGCATCAGGAGCATCTAGGTCTAAGTAGTCACTTGACCATAGTGATGCAATTGATGAATATGGATCGCTGATAGGATCAACACTTCCATCTACTGCCCAACGAGCATCTGCAAACAAGATACCACTGTGACTTGTTTGGTCTGTGGTGTCAATTAGTACCCATTGTGGAGTACCATCAACGATTTGCCAACGACTAATCATTGGATAGTTTTCTAAATCACTAGAATCTAACCATAGATCACCTGGAACTAAGTTGCTGCCATCAAGTTGTGTTGTAGGAGCATTAGTTGCAACGATAACG